ACAGGCTGGTGGTTCTCTGAGTGATTCGGATAAAATGAGGTATAGACTGTTTGGTTACACAGGAGACTTTGGAACTGATGATGTTTACAACTTCCTATTCAAGAGGTTTGGAACGAAATGGTATAGTGAAGTATACGAAGCGACAAAAACACAGAGATAAATACTTGTATGAAGATTATTGCAGGTATAGATTATTCTCTCACATGTCCAGCCATTTGTGTGTTTGCTTCGATAAAGGATGATGTTCCATTTTCGTTTGGTGGTTGTAGTTTCTATTTCCTAACGGAAACGAAGCGTCATGCCAGAACATATAAATCTAATATATTTGGACAAGGTTTCATTGACTGGGACACACAAGAGCAACGCTACGAATCTATTGCAGACTGGGCAGAGGAGAAGACTCTTGCCTGTGATCAGATTGCCCTAGAGGGTTATGCTTTCAACGCAACTGGTAGAGTATTTCAAATCGCTGAGAATACTGGCGTTCTAAAGTATAAGTTGTGGAAGTCAGGAAAGCCTCTTGAAGTCGTACCACCCACTACAGTAAAGAAACTTGCCACTGGAAAGGGTAACGCCTCGAAAGATGACATGTATAAATCTTTCTTCATGGAGACTGGTGTTGACATTCAGAAGTTGATGACACCAAACAAAAAGGCGATTGGATCGCCTGTTGGTGACATTGTAGATTCATACTACATCTGCAAGCATCTATTCAGAACTATCGGTGCGACGGTTTGACCACCACCATACACCAGCAGCACCAGTCATCAAAACTAGCCAAGCAGTGAAGCCAACTATGGGATACCATGCTTCTCGTTGCTCCATTACCTCTGGAGAAGGGACAGGCTCCCTTGATTTATCGTCATTTGCACCCAAAAGTACCTGATCTCCAGCACATCCCGTGAGAGGGACGAGAACCCCCCATAGAGCGATTTGTATAGTAAAATGATGTAATATCCGTCTGATCATAACTTAACCTCTGTTTAAATCCTATCTAACCCTCGCGGACGCTTGTCCGAAGTAAAAACCGACGATTGTGACGAGAATCTGCCTGTTTTCTGTGGTAAACAGATAACCGTTGATCGTCTGGAACGAGATGTAGGTGTTTTTGCCGAAGAGACCGAAGAAGTCAAGGGGTGCGTACCGTTGTTCTTCGAGTTCAACTACTGTTGGTATGGAAAAGAAAGGTAGAACGAATGGGGCGATGATCGTCCCAAATAGTATGCACAAGACGATAGTCCGCCTGACGACCTTTCCTGCCTCCAGCGGGACTCGCTTGACTGCGGCATCGGCGACTTCTTTCTTCTTGTCGATGAGTTGAATTGTTCTCTCGAATCTTTCTTTTTCATCTTGGCGTTTCTCCGCAAGGCTCTTAAAGATAAACCCTGCAATACTGCCACCTACGAGTGAAAGAAACTCGGTGGTTAAAAAGGATTCCAACATAATCAATCCTCCTGAATATCAACATTTCTAAATACGCACATTTCACCAGTCATCTTGTTCTTGATTATGGCTTCTCCGAACTTCTGAATACGTCTCTTTAGTTCGGCATGTTCGATGTCTTCTACGTTTACTTTGTTAGACCATCTCTCATACTTCTTGCGTCCATTGACACAGTTGTAGTAATCTTGGTTGTCCATCTCATAAACATTCTTACCCATGAATGTATCACGACTCTCGCCTAGTTTCGTACCTGCAAACTTAGGGGTGTCTCTTCGCATCATGGTGGACTTTGATAGTGGAGTTCCATATGTCTCACCCTCGATACCCTTCATCATGGGCTTACTGTAACCTTTGATATTAGGTGAGGGGTTTGGTGCTTCTGCTCCGCCAATGTTTCCACCAGCAGAGTTCATTGCGATCTCATCGAGGTCGATCTGTGACACGATAGTTTCGTTGAGATTATACATCGGAACACCCATGAACGAACCAACTGGTTCTAATTCTAGGTCTTCGATGATATACTTATCTTCATCAAAATTCATCGAGAGGATTTCATCGACGATCGCAGGGTTTGTAGATCTGAAGTATTCAGTTAGAACTTCTTCGATGACATCACCATCGGCGCCAATATATTCGGCTTGTTCTCTGACTAGGTACAGAGCGGTGGCAAACTTACCGAGTTTGCTTCGGACGACAGGCACCTTGTTTAAAATTTTCTTAAGGTTCCAGACGAGACGAGTGAAGATATTACTTGCCTTCTTCTCTTCTGCTGTCTTGAGATCGCCTTGTTTCTTGAGGTAGTTACCATCTTTATCGATGATACCTAACTTAAACGCATCGGTCTTATCAAATGGTTTGATTAACAGGCGAATAAATTGGTAGATGACGAATGCGTTTACTAGTCTGTTCATTTCAATGTTCTCTTAGGGTTCTTACGATGAAACCATCAAGTGGGATGTCTTCAATAGAGGGAACCTCTGGTACGCTGTTTGGTAGATAGTTGAGGAACACTAGAAACGTTTTCAAATACGAATGTAGATGCGGTTCTACCTTCAGAAAGAGCATTCGAGAAGTTCCCGTTGGGGTAAAGACATTTCCCAGAATGATTATGTGGTTTAGTATTAACCTATCTTTGAGACTCCCTTTAGTATGATATCTACCGAGCAATCTTTTAATATACTTAATACGATTCAAATCCTCATAGAATTCAGTTATTTCCGTACACTGAGAATTATCATACATCTTCATTGCATACATCATAAAATTGTCGTCATCAAGTATAGGGAAATTCATAATATTAAAAAAGTTTTTACCTTATCATTTAGAACTTAACTTAGTTCTCTTGTTATCGTTCCTAGATGCCATTCTTTTCTTGATGGCCTTATCTCTAGAACCCTTCCACTCGTCAGTTCCAGACTCTACCTTACCATCACCATCGTAATCTTTGTTTGCCTTGGCTTCTTCTACCTCAACCTCTTCTGAAGTCTCGGAGATGGTGGGAACAACCTTACCTTCCATCTTGTAAAGACCAGCAGCGTCGATAGTCATCTCTAGGTTAAGAGTAAGTCCATGACCCATTGTCTTCTCGAACCCATCTTCGTTGTCGAACTGATCGAACGGAGTGGTATCACTCTTACCAAAGACGCCGCCGAAGCGAGTCAACTTTAGATTCATTGTACCTTCAGCGACAGTGTTCTTATTCGAGAACTCAAAGTCAAGACCAACTTGATTGAGTTTCTGTCGAAGACCAAAGATAGTTTGCTTTGGTTCAAGACATGCTTCCTTTAGATAATTATGAATAAAGGCATTTATTCTTGTAATCATAGCAGCATTCTCGACACGGTATGTGCCGAAATCACTTTGTGCAGATCTTAGGACGCCAGAGGCACCCCCGACTTGTACGTCGTATTCACTCTCTAAAAGGTTAAGCAGTTCTTTGTATCTCATTGGATTGTTCCTTAATTAAAGCATAGTATGTATATCGTAGACATTTTCGAGGTTTTTATAAATAGAGTGGTTCTTGATACTTTAAAGGGAGGGTATTCTCCCACCCATGAGCGATAGAATATTATAAATATTTTCACATGAGGAGGATTGAAATGACCGAGGCTCGAAAAAGTAGTTGGGCAGTGATTGGGTCATTAACAGCATGGTTACTTACATTTGCAACATTAATTTGGAATGTAGCAGTCAAAGATGCGAATTATTCTTCTAGAATCTCTGCGATTGAGACGGACATCAAAGAATTGGATACAAGATTAGATGAAGCAGATGTTATTAGGTTAAACATCGCAACTGATCTAGCGGGTATCAAGACAGATCTAACTTGGATTCGTTATCAGATTGAAAAGATGGCCGAGAAAAATTGAGATTGAAATGCAACCCAAAAAATAAACCCCACTCGCAAGAGGGGGTTTATTTTTTTATTCAGCAATAAATTTTGTTATTTGACTCAATAAGTCATCATCTTCGGTTATACTATACATCTTCTCGAAGATGGAAAACTCTTCATAGTCAAACCAGTATGACTCTGTGTCTTCGCTCAAGCCCATACCACTGCGGAGGTCATTGTATAGTTTCTTCTGGTCTTTTTCGGAGATTGATTTAGGCATTCCAACTTGGAAGGCGTCGAAGTCTCCAGCAGCCACAATCTTACGAAGTTTAGAGGCGGACATACCAGAGACATCACTAGCATCGGGATCTCTAGTTCCTGCGGAGACCACCTCAAAGAACTCAATACCATAATCGTCAACATATGGTAGAACAGCCTTTTTGAATCCTTCAACCTGATCTGATCCGACAACCATACGCAGATGCGTGAAACCATTGTCTGACAAGTATTCAAGGGCGCCATGAACGTCACGGATTTTGGCATCACTAATAACCTTTATTCTCTTACCGAACATCTTACGAAGGTATGTTGCCTTCTTGCGGTAGTTCAGGGGATTCTTTTTCGGATCAGTTGACTGTGAAGTAAACAGGAAAGAGTTTCTTCCTCCTGCCTTACGAACAGCCTCCACTACCAGTTCATGACCGATGTGGGGTGGGTTCATACGTCCGAATGTGAATGCTGCTTTTTTCATATAATATGTATAAAAAGATAGGAGGGGGTGTGCCCCTCCTATGATCCGTACTTCTTTATATTGCACTCTTTGTTTATTTTAAGAGCGACCTCCGTAGAAATACGGATCATTATTACTAGTCGATCTTAGTGGGAGTGGGTTTATTCCAAGGGAAAAACCTACTAACCCAAGACCATAGCGGCACACCAACTGCTGCGCCGGCTACGAATAGCAAAATGCTATAAAAGACCGTTCCTAATGCTGACTGTAATGCTTCCATCTCATACTTCCTTTCGATAACAAGTATAATTCTTATGATGCTTTCTTTCGCCCTTGGCTACACCATACAACGCACTCTTATTTAGGTTATATTTCCTGCAATATCCCTGAAAATTTTCAGGAATAGTTTCATTTCCTTCTGGGTCAACTACGACGTAAACTACCTTTGGTTCGTTTACTTTCTCTGCGGTTTCTTTCCACACCCATTGCTGTCTTTCATTGCGATAGAAACTACCGCCATGTTCTTTCATAAACAACTCACGGAAGCCACGAGGGTTTGTTCCATCGTTACATAATACCCAAGTGCGGGTATTGACCAAGTTAATATCTTCTTTATTCATTACTTACCCTTTATCCAGTTCTTGTCAATCGTCATGTTTGCTCTGGAGAACTGAAGACGATCGACTAGTTTAATTACATTTCCTAAATGATCACTCGCTACAAATCCTTCTTCGCCAGTAACTTCAAAGCCGTCTGGTCGCTTGAGGAATGTTTTATAACTCTTGATTCCCTCCAGTTTACCAATCAAGAGTAGGGTTGCCTTATTTAGCACTGCGTGTAGTTTAAAGATCCCATCCATGCTTTTCTTGTTGCGTTGGATGGTGGTGATCAGTTGCTTGCCCTGTGCTATCTTGTTCTTCTGGTTTGCTTCTCGCTTGAGTTTCGCTGCGTCTGCTTCGTATCGCTCCTTGATCATCGCAACGAAGTCTGTAGTTCGCATGGTGAGATCCCCCGCCTTGACCGTAGAGTTAGCGTAGATGTTGAGGAGTGCAACGATCTTGTTTTCGCCGGCGAGCCAGTTTAGTCCACCCTTATTAGCGTCTGCGAGTTGTCGTGCCTTGG